TGAGCATAGTTGATATCTTCTGGATGTGCCTTGGCTGCAACATATTTTTTATCCACGTTGGTACCCAAAGGGCCAGGACGATAAATCGATGTGATGGCCGACAAGTCGATGATGTTTTCGGGCTTCGCTTTAATACAAAAAGACTGTGCGCCTTTTTGGGTAAACTGAAAAATCCCGGCAAACTTCCCATCATGAAAGATGTTCTTCCAAACATCTTTATCTTTTATATCAATCTTATCTGGATGCAAGTTTTCATCATAATACTTTCTGATCTCGGCCATCGTGGGATTCTTGATACCATGCTGACGCTTGAGAAGGTTCTCGATGCACTGCTGTATCATCTCGATGGTTGACAGGCCAAGCAAATCAAATTTGATAAAGCCCATGGGCTCCAAGTGACGTACATTCTGGCCCTCCGACCATGGAGTCTGTGAAACACCACCCGAGTTTATCAGAGGCATATGCTTGTCTAGATCTTCACCGACAACAACTCCGCCAGCATGACGACTGACGCTTCGAACCTGGCCGTGAAGAGCCTTAACGTGCCGCTTGATATGTGGATACTTCGCAAGAAACGCCTGAAGGCTAGAGCTATATTTCATTACCTCTTCGAAGGTAGGGGCGTAAACACCGGTCTTGATTCCATTCGCAGCTTTGGCTGCTGGCGTTGCCTCATCCATCATCTTGCTGGTAACATTATTAACTTCCCTGAACGAGATGTCATAATACTTTGAAATATCTTTGATCAAGGATCGTAGCTTAAGAGTGTTATAATTTGAAATCGGAACAACAACATTCTTCCCCCAGTCTTCGATTAAAGTTTCTTTGAGGCGCATGGGATTAGCCACGTCATAGTCGATGTCTGGATATCCCTCACCATCTTTAGTAAGAAATCTCTCAAAGAGGAGATCGTACTTCAGTGGATCAATCTGAGTTATTCCCAGGACATAAGAAGTTAACGCTCCTGCTGCCGATCCTCTTGCGGGGCCAACCAGCGACAACTCTTGCGCTTTGTCTGATATTGCTTTCATCGTAAGAAAATATTTCGAAAATCCTCTGCCGCTAATGACGTGGAGTTCGCGACGAAGGCGGTCAATGTACTCTTGTTTCTTATGAAGGCCTTTTTCTTTCAGGCCCTTGATCGAGGCCCGGGCCAAAGCCTCGTTCTCGTCCTTACCCTCGGAAAGAACAAAAGATGGCAGGCGAACAGTTGTGTCAGGCCGGAAGTCCTCGATCCTTCTGTGAGCGATCTGATGAGTTCTTTTAATACTTTCCAGGATTAACTTGTCATCATACTCTTGGTCGAGCCACTGTGAATAAGTTTTATATGATTCCCAGACTTGGTCACCGTTTTTGGGATACAGTTCATACCCTATTTCGTCAACAGATTCAGGAATTTCCTTCTCCAACCATACAGGCTTCTTCTTGCCCAGCCAAGCCAATCTCTTGTAAAGCTCTCGATCCTTCCAGGCGTCGGGGCTGGGATAGTGGGAATCGACGGTGCTTATCAGTTTCAGATTGAACTTCTCTGCAGTCTGAATAACATAGTGATTAAGTTCATGTTGTTCTGGGATTGCATTCCATTGGACTTCTGCATACCATCTATCGCCGAAGATGTCTAGCATCTTCTCAGTTTCCCTTGCCATGGCCTCTAGGACTGCGTCAGAGCCTTCCTCGCGGTTCTCCCAGTAACATCCAGCATACACGCCACCTAGGCATGCGGAGGTTGCAATTATACCTTCATTGTACTCTGCAAGCATCTTGTAATCAATTCGTGGATAGCGATAAAAGTTTTCTCTCTGATAGGAGAGAGAAACAATCTTGAAAAGATTATTCAACCCCTTCTGGTTCTGCGCCAACAACACCAAATGGCGTCGACGATTCAATATGCTTTTGACCTTCCTGGTTTGCTCTTCGTCTTCAACGACCGTTGCTGATATTTCTTCTTTCTTTTTCTTCTTTTTGCTTTCCTGATTTTTGTTATACTCTTCGTGCCACTCATCGAGAGAGGGAACAAAGTATGCTTCCATGCCGTAGATGGCTTTAAAGTTTTTGCCCTCGGCTTTCATTTTTTCCAAATGCATGAGCATGTGAGGGAGCGAATTCATATTGCCATGATTTGTGATGGCATGTGCATCCAGCCCATTGGAATAGGCAAACTCGAAATGCTCATCTGGATATCCTAGTCCATCTCCTACCGAATGCCCGTCATGGGCATGCAAACTGACAAATGGTATTTTACTGGTAACTCTACTCAAACTCTCCTCCTATAGGATTTAATTCATGATAAGACATCATACTCTTTCTTGGCCGTTCAACCAACTTTCTCTCTTCGGATCCCAGGTATGTACATAGCCCATCCCACGATCCTATATTGTGATACCATGGTATCTCTATTTTTTCTTCTTCCTTTATATCATAGAAGCGAAACACATAATCTAGCGGAAAATTTCTAGCTGAATTTCTCTCGTGCGAAGGGAGAGGTATATCAGCGTATATTCCGTATTTTCTTTCAGACATCGGCTGGTCCGGGGAATACCTAACTGTTCCCTCTTTACGAACCTGTCTACTTATTATTTTAACATCTTCCAGCGTTAATGTAAAACCTAAATATTCTCCGTCAGTCACGGTCTTCCCTTCGTGGGATATAAAAACCCTGCCCTCGCCTAAGATGCGTTTGCGATGCCAGAACGGAGCATGTGCGTTGTACACCCCATATGGGAACGCAACATAAAACTTGCTTGGCGTTGCCCATTTACTTATAGATCTGCTCGCGCTGTCTGCTGCAAGCGCACCATGCAAAACGCTCCAGCCTAGACAATCTCTCTTCTTCCTGTCTTTGGGGTGAATCGGTACATAAAAAATAGGGATATAGTGCTTGTGATAGCCCGGTTTTTTAGCAAATCGCGAGCGATGCATCTCAGTTGGATCACTCAAGAAATCACCCAATCTATATCGTATCAATGGCTGCATGTCATCATGACATACAATCCAAATTGTTCTGCAAGATGCTTGGGCACATTCCACAACAGCGCGTTCAACGGCTAAATAATCTGGTGCGATTGGCTGCAAGGAATCATGCCATGGAAAATCAAAATCTAATTTTTGGCCTGCCACCGGGACGATCCCGGCTACATAGGGGCTTCTCGGCACCTTCAATACCTTCTTCATCAATAATCTCGTCAACTGTTAAGTGCATAAACTTAACATTGTCATAGTCTTCGTATATATCGCGTTCGCATTTAAACATTTCTCGGTCAGATGCTTCCACTTTCAATGCATAGTGCTTGTATATCTTTGGATTTTCCACTGAGCGGCCATTTCTGGCTCCTCGTATACCTAAAGACTTCATGATCTTTTGGATCTTAAACCTGGCATACGTATCAGAAAACTCAAACTGATTAAGTTGATCGAATGTCAAATACGATATGGCACATACATCTTTTCTTTCTGGATTGAATCCATCAATTCTATCGGATGGATAAAAAAATATTTCATTTATAAAGTCATCATCAGATTTGTAGTAATCGTGCTCATGAGATAGGCCTGATCGTACATCCATCCAATCTAAAACCTTAAATAACTTGGGCGACGTCGAGGTTGGAGCGGTAAGGCCCTCTAAATTTCTTTCGTCAAAGATCAGAAGCTCCTTGAAATCTATCTTGGATAGCTTAGAATCTTTTGTCCGAACATTAATTCTGTTATCTTCAACTCTCAAAGAATGTACCTTGGCAGTTGGATAGATCAGACCTCGTAGGGAAAGATTAAAAATCAGGCGCCTGGCGACCTCTAATTTAAAATAACCAAACTCTTTATCAGGCAAGGAGAACGATTCATCCACGCCTAATGCCTCGCATGTCGCGGGAGACAAAAAATCAAAATAACTTATCGCTTCTTCTATCTTCATATTGGGAATAAGAAAACAATTGTGAAGCAAGCTATACAAAATGGCTTCGAATGTAATGCCTATGACCACTTTATCACAGTTATAGACATGATTTTTCATTTTAGTATTTAAATAGTCGTGGTTGTGGGTATGGATCAATGCAACACTCGTCTTCTATCATGCAGAAATATATATCTTCCACTTCTTCTCTTATCGCCTCTGAGAACTTTAAGATCTTCCTGGCATATCGAATGCCATGCTTCGTGGCTCGCCAAGACTTGCATGATTTCGAGTACGGGCCGCGATTATATTTGCATAGCGCAGCTTTTTCGTTTTTTTGTGAACTCTCATAGTGCATACCGAGAATCTCCGCGCCAACTTTTATTGAAGTCGCAGGATCCTTTAGGTCTTTGCAAGAATAATGTTTTCCCACAGTTCCCTTGGTGTATCGCGGGAGAACCTGAGTTAAGCCGCAAGCGCCCGAAGGGGATTTAACCTTGGGGCTCCATCTACTTTCATAAAATATGAGAGAAAATAATAATTCTGGTGGAATATCATTCTTCTTGCTCTCTTCCAGGACAATGGCTGATTGTTGACACGCCAAACCGGAGTTTGGCATATTCAAAGTCATTAAAGCTGCACAAAACATAAAAGGTGTAATCATATAATCTCTCCAATCACTTGGTACTCTCTGTCGCCCCTATGTTTGACGAACCAACTGGGTACTTTATTCAAAGGGTAACGAATGTTTTTTCTCGAAGCGTAAAATCTCCTATAAGATTCAACGACATCTTCGCATTTAAATTTTTCGGGCATGCACCAGGGAAGCGGAGTCGGTTCGTGCCTGGGGAATAATCCCGGGTTGAATTTTATTATTAATTCCTTAAGAACTGATTCGCATGCATGCTGCTTGTTAGATCTCTCCGCATATTCCTTTAACAAAGATCGCGTATGGCGAACAAGACACATAAAATTAGCTGATGACTCCTGCACCCACTCAGTTGATGGATGATCCCTATACGTCGAACGATATTTTACAACACGCTTGCCAGATAATTCGTTAAGAGCGGTGGAAAGCATCTGACAAGACTCCAGAGTCATCTCAAGGATTCCGTAATCGTCCTGCGATCTTGCCGATGCTTCCCAGTCGACCCGCCCATCATTATCCTTCTCGATAGCAAAAATATTCACGGCTAACCTCAAAGCAAATAGCTGGCAATTCATTCTCCTCGGGCTCAAAATCTCCCTCTGCTTCTGGAAGTTCTTTGAGTTCAATTTCCTCAATCTTAGTTGGCTCTGTGTCCGGGGATTTCTCCTCGGCGAAAGCAATTTGAAACCATGTGGTGACAGTGAACGCTATAAAAAACGTGACTGCCAGGATGATTACCCCTCTGATTTTTTCTTCCGGGGTGTCTAGTTTACCTTTTAGCATTTTTTTCCTCCCTGTATGCCGCAACTGTTATTGGATATGCTTGAGATGCAAACTCTAAGCATGCCTCTGCGACCTTTTGTATTTCCCATTGTGCTCCCTTGTGAGAGCGTGAAGTTATAAATTTTAATAAATTGTTTAAATTAACTGTTCCGTAGTACTCTGTATACATGTTTTGCGGTAGCACTCCCCGCGCTTGCTCTCTGCACACTCCGCCACGCAACAAAGATTCATAAAGAGCTATTGAGCGCTCATGATGGTCCCTAATTACGATCGAGGCCTGGCCGCTGCAGCCGAACTCGCGATGGAAGAAGTGAATCTGCGGATTATCTAGCTCCTCTGTGTTGGAAGCCTGTCGATTGCTTTTATGTTGCGATCGAAAAGACTCAGGTTCATAGAATTCAATATTAAAGTCCGTATACCTTCGGCTAATTTCATTATAACTCCATGTTCTGTGTCTATGATGCTGTGATCGGATGAATAAAGGAACTTTGAAGCGAAATGTCATAACACAGTGTTCTAGAGTAGAAGTGTGTTGATGTTTAATTAGATATTTAATTAATTTTTTATCTTTTTCCTCAAGAATTTCTTTATGTACACCGAAGCTTACACGAGCACTATTAACTACAGTTAAGTCAGAGCCAACACAATCAACCAGTTCTACCTTTCCTAGCCCATCGCCATACAGTTCTATCTTCTGCTTCTTGGACGAGCTAGGTAGCTTTTTATTCAAAGAATTCATTTTTTAGTATGTTCCCAAAATATAATTTTCTAAAATTATGTGAATTTGAACATCCTCCACGAAAATTTCTCGCAGCATGTGAGATTCAACAAGTATATTATCACATTTCTTTAATTTTAAATTACAATCTGCGGCTGGTTTGATAACCGAAACTGTTACGACAGGTGCGGATTCTTTTTTGTAATCCTCCGGTAACAGCACCGGGCTTTCAGATTTTTCCGGTTCTTCCGGAGGAGTAACATACACGTACCGGTTTACCGGTGTAAAATTAATCCTTTTTAATCCATCCGTACATATACAACTCATACTAGACCCCCACTTTGGAAGAGATTTTATTATAAACAGCATTCAGTGCTTGGATATCAACATCGCCCTTAATAAGGCGATAAGCTTTGACGGCAATACGAACTTCTTCTCTCGTGAGCCATCCATTCTCAACATAATTTTTCTTTAGGTCGCGACGATGTTCCTTGAAGGGCTCCATCTTTTCTTCGATGGCCGCCAGGGATTTAACATAATCGACAACATATTGTTCTTTTGTGATAGGTTTATCAGACATTTCTCCTCCTGTGTTTAGAGATTTCTTACTTCGCAGGCGCCGCCAGAACAAGCTAATTCGCCTTGTAGTTTTGTTTCATCATTATACTCTATAATGTTCGTTAAGTCAATATTTTTTAATGCTGAAAATAAATTTTTGTATTTTTCTTCGTCGCAATCTTCAAATGGTGCCTGAACATAGTTTCCGCCATCATGTGGCAGTACGCTCAATCCATTGAATGTATTTCTGTTTTCCCACATCCATTTGCCAACTCTTTCCCATTGATTTTCTTTAATGCTAATCGTTGCACTAACATTGTGACTGTTTTGGCCTTTGAGATGGCCAGGCGCGACCCACTCAGTACTAATCTTCTTAACCCTGTTCAAGAAAGAAAAAACGCTTTCCTTCCTGGTGATCGCACCTTCGGGAGCTTTTATTGGGATGGTGATCACTGCTGATGTTTTTGGTTTAAAGAAATCATCTTCAACCAACTCGGAGTGATTTTCAGCGAGATATTTATATATGGCTTCGTTTTTTCCGACACGAAGACGTCGTAAATAATGTTCACTGTGCCACGCATGAATGCCAGACGAAGTGCCCAGTATGCAGCTTGTCGTGCCTGCGGGCTTAACACATGTCAAGCGAGCAGCAGGATTTATTGCTAGTAATTCTGCAACGCGCTGATTTTCTTCAACAACCACCGCAGCGGATTTTTTCAAGTTAAGAGCTTTAATCTTGCCAGAAGCAATCCCAGTCATACTGACGCCGAGAAGGGCATCCTTTTCTGTTGTTTCTTTCCAGACTTCACGAAGATAGTGAAAGTCTGTGTAGCTGGCCTGGAGTGTCCCTATAAATGCTGCTGCCTTACATCGGCTATCCAAATCTTCTTGATCTTCAACATTGGAAGCATTGATTTCCGTCAGGTTGCAAAATTGATTTGCCCTCAACCCTATTTCCACGCATGGATTGGCTCCCCACTCTTGGTTATTGCTGAAATAAACTCCCGGCTCACCAGCTTGAGAATTTTTAATCTTGTCCCAGAGAGATAAAAAGTCAGCCTCCTTTACTCTATGCCTCAACACAACGGCTGAGTTGTTGGCTCTCGCTCGTTGTGGGTTTAATTCCCACCAACTGCCAACTTTTGCTGTGGCCATCTCTTCGTCGTCAAACGAGAAGAAACATATCAAAGCAGCGCGGCGGATTCCTCCGGCAAGCACGGCATCGGCGATGTAGCACATTATGTCATGTACTTCGATAGGGCCAAGCTTTTCTCCGGAAAATTTTGTTGATAAAACTTTTTCTATATTATGAATGCAATCTTTAAGCGGTTGTGGCCCGGGCGCTTTTCCGCCGCTGGTAATCAACCTAGATCCCTTGGGTCTTATGTCATCATAGATAAAATTTGGTTTAGATTTCCCAAAAAAAGCTGCTTCGACCAAAACTTTAATTGCATCGGCCCAGCCCTCTATGGAGTCTCCTATCAGATATTTTCTTGTTTTGACTTTCCCTGTCTTTGGATTGATCCTGAATCCCTTTAATTGCGGTAATTTTTTCACATGGTGTTTTTGGACACTGTATCCAACTCCTGTGCCGCCGAGCAGTAGAAACATTGTTTCGGAGAACATATCAAGGTGATCGACGGGTGCATATGCACAGTTAAAAACCCTAGAATTATTGAGTTCAATAGGTTTACCGGCAAACTGCATAGATCTCATTGATGGAAGGACTTTTTTATTATACACAAACTTATAAGCCTTCTCAATCTCCTCTCTCAACTCAGGAAACCTTCGAATATGCATCTCTTTGTTGCGACTAACCGTCTCCTCGAATGTCTCTCGTCTGTATTTGTCTGGCAAATACTTTGCATATTTCATGAAGTGGGTGGTGTCCGATAAAATTTGTGTTGATTTCATTGTTTGTTCCTTTTCTGCCTAAACTTTTTATATTTACTTCGGAGATCTTCCGATGATTCCTTCAGGGATTTTTGCACTACGACTTCTTCCGTTCCCTCTCCCGGGGGAAGAATCTTGATATCCACACTGGATGTGTCCATAAAGATGGGAAACACTATTCCGTCTGCTCCATTTCTGTTCTTAGCGATGAAAATTCGGCCACTATTAGTGTTTTTATCTTGAATTGTTCTGGATATCGAAAATATTAGATCGGCGACGAAACACTTGCTGAACGCCTCGGAGATCGATTCCATGGTGATAACCTCAGCATTCAGGCCGCTTCTATTTGTTTGGCTGGCTGTCCACACCGGACACTTAAACTCCGAAGCCATCGCTCTTAATTCTTCATATATGGATTCCAGTTCGTTTCTCTTTTCTTTTCTTCTTTCCATGGGCCGCAAGAGATCGCCATAGTCAACAATGATCATATCTACGTCTCTGCCGTATGTACGCAACCTTTCTAAATGATTTGTCAGGGCACGTGTGGTGACAGTTTTTGTTGGATATTCTTTGACCGTAAGGCTGCCTTCGATGTTTTTGACCCTTTCCAGAACCTCTGTCTTGGAGGAATTAAGATTATTTAATTTAATTCCCGTCAAACAGCTATCATATCTCCTGGCCACAACCGTATCCTGTAGCTCCAATGTGTAGTGTACCACTGATTTGCCCTCAAGTATTGCTTGGGTGCCCAAGTGTACGAGAGCCATGGATTTGCCAGCACCGGTCGGTGCGATAACTACGCCAAGCTCGCCTTTTCCGAGGCCTCCATCAAGTAACTTGTCCATATCTTCCCACCCAGTCGTGACCGGTTTGCGTACCCTGGGAACATACCTAGTTTCAAAGTCCTGAACGTATTCATAGCCGAAATCATTATCATGGCCGAGTTTAAGGGCATCATCAATAACGGTCTTTATTTCTTCAAAAGAGGAATTATTCAGGAGGTTAATTGAAGTCAATATAGCTTCTTTTAATTTCTGTTTTTTGCAAAAATCTAAACTGGTGTCTTTGATATATTCAGAGCCATCTACTTTTGTGCCGCCTGCCATAATTCTAGCGAAGTAGTCTCTTGTTTGTTGTCGAATGACTTCATTCTGATCTTGCAGTTCAGTACGGAGTATTGACACAAAAATATCGTATGTTGGGTGAAGCTTATACTTTTCTTTGTAATCATAAATTTTCTTACAAAAAATTTGCAAGTATTTTAATTCAAAGAAAGAAGGTACTAGAACTTCTCCGATCTGATCGGCGAATGGTCGATCTTGTAATATTAGCTGGCATAAATTTTCCTGAAAAGACTTTCCAAACTTGGAAAAATCTTCTTTTTTTGTTAACGATAAATTCATTTTTGCCTTAAAAAATGGAAAAACCTCTCCATGAGGTTAATTCAATATTGTTTTTTGCCCCTTAAATACGCGGTTGCGTTGAAAACTATAGTATTTTCACTATCTAATTAAACAGAGGAGTTTTCCATGCGATGGCTTGCAAAGCCATCACTACTAATTATCTTCCAAATCGCTTTCCTCATCTTTTTTTTCAACAAAATTTACATTGCATGTGATAAAAATTAGCATACCCGAAACAATCATGAAACAAATTATCAGTCTACCAATTAAATCCATTATTTCTAGTGTTGTCATCTTTTCTCCTTTAACACATTCGGCAGGACTCGAACCTGCAACCCTCAGCTTAGAAGGCTGATGCTCTGCCCAGTTGAGCTACGAATGCTGACATTATTCAGACGATCGGCGTGGGTTTTTATTCACGAGAAAATAATTTTTCTATGGATATTTTTTTCGAGTGCGTGAACAGGTCGTTCCAGTTGTATTGGCCGATACCATCTTCAAGCATCAGGCCCAAGAAAGCGGTCTTGTTGAAATCTCTATAAGGGATGGATATCTTATTCCGTATTGATCGACTAGTCTGAGGGGAAATAGCTGGCGAATACAACTGCATTAATTTATAGTTGTCCAGGATGGTTCTTTTTTCCTCAATAATTCTTTCGTGAATCTTAAGTCTGTTTTCCTGTTCCATACAAAATTCAACTACAGTTTTAGTCTCGTGAGACTTTTCTTCCCGAAGAAACGGAAAGCGCTTAGCTATGGTTGGCAGGCCTGCACCTTTGATTCCCTGAATATTGTCAGACTTATCGCCGACTATGGCGCGAGCAAGAGCAAAGTTGTTTGGATGAATTCCAAATTTTTCTACTACCGCATTCATGTTTAGTATTTCATTGACAATAGGTCGCA